CGGAATAATCTCATAGTGATTTGTGTTGGTGGTAGTCCTCGGTGTATTGTTCCTCCCAACCTGCAAAGGCGTGGACTCCGCAGGGTTCGGGCCAAGTTTCGTACTGGGTGGCCTCTTTAGGAGCGTCGCCCTCCCAAAGGATGTCGTAGCACACAAGGCCGTCCAAGACCCCAAGAGCCACCGCAGCGGTCGTGCCTGTGCATAGAGCCAGCACCTTGTCAGCGTCGGCCTGCTTGGGGAAGATATACTTGCGGAAGGTAGCCATTGTTACAGGGTGAGCGCAGCGAGTTCAGCGTTCGTGAGCCTTGTGGTGTAGAGGGCAGCAGCACGGATGCGGTCGTTGAATTGCGACCCAGCACTTCCATCGGCCCGAACGCCAAGCCCAAAAACTGCGGCAGATAGATTTGGAATTGCGATTGTTTTGGTATCTCGCAAAGTTCCGTTGACATACAAAACCGTTCCACTTGCTGCTGAATTATAGCCAACCGCAATTTTATATATTCCAGCCGTTAATCCCGACGCAAAGGCAGTAACGCTTGTTATGCCCGATGCTGCGACAAATTCAATATTTGTGCTTGCTTCATTTATTTGTAAGGACAAAAGATTGCTACCGTCCACACGAAGGTTGACAATGCGTCTTGCCGCACTTGATGTAAAAGTCCTCACATCAACCTCCGCATAAATCGTCCCCTCCGTCTGCCCGATGCAACCGCTGACTGCGCCTGATGGTAGGGTTATCACTTCTGCGTTGCGGGTTACCGACCCTGTGGTTGTGGGGATGTAGGAGGTGGGGATTGAACTCGCCTCTGCCTGTGCGCCCCAAACTTGCACCGAGCCACTACCATTCCCGATATATGATACACTCGTTCCTGACGCTGTGTATATGCCTAAAAAAGAACTACCTGCAACATCAGCGGTTGCAGTCATTCTGCAACGAAACCAACCATTTCCATAATTCTCAACGCTTGCAACGCAATCTCCCGAAGCGACAACACTACCGCTAACTGGATTGAATGTTGCAACGGGGCTTCCAACAAAATTAGCACCGCCAACCGCAAGGCGAAGGTTTCTGTTATTTGTTCCTGCCTTGATAAATAAACTAAAGGTATAAGCCGTACCGCTAACAACCGAAAAACCCGTTTGCGCTAATTCGTGCGTTTGTGCAGTAACATCCGAAGATTCAACAATATCAAAAGCCGTTGTAAGTCCTTCGGGCGATGTTATCCCTGTTGTTACTGACATATTTGTCCTCTGCCACGTTCCGCTCACGTCAAGACCTGCGCTTCTTAAAGCGGCATTCTGCGCACTCGGCTCCACCAACAACGCAGGGCAGCCAGCCGTTCCACCGCTTGTGTAGTAGTCCAAGCGAGGTACACCCGAAGCCACCGACTCAATCAAGCCAGCCGAATTGAATCGGGTCGCAGTAGTCGCACGGGTAACGTTGAAGTCCCCCGATGAACCGAGAACCACCCCAGCCGAAGTCGTAGCGATTTGGGTGTAGAGTTTCCCCGTCTTGAATCGGGCAGGGACGATAAGGAGTGATGGGCTTGCAGGCATCTGCTATGCGTTTAAAAGATTATACATTCGAACTTCGAGGCAGTTGATGAAGCGAACCTCCGCAGCGTTAGCCGTGTCGGTGTTCGCCCGTTGCATAAACGGCAGCCAAGAGTTGGAATAAAAGACGAAGAAAGCGTATGATTGGAAGGAGTTGATGAATCGGGTTTGGAGGCATCCATTGACCGCAGCCTCCGCAGGCAAAGCCCCGTCAGCGTCTGCACGTTGGTTGAAGGCAAGCCAAAACGGATTGCCACCGCCAAGCAGTTGGTTTGTTGGATAGCCGTAGCCGTAGCCTATCAGCATTGCTTATAGGAATGTAAAACCGATAACCGAACCGACGCTTGGAGTAACGGCAGTAATCTTACCGCCATTGCGACCGCTTATCACGATGCCAGCGGAAAGGGACTTGCCGCTAAAGTTGTAAGCGGTTAGAAGGTTTTCGCTTCCAGTTCCAGTAAGGGTTGTGAAAGTCGCAGCGGTGTTGACTACAAGGAAGTCGTAGTTCTTCCCGGTAACAAGTCCATCAATGAACTCCATCGTACCGCCCTGACCGAGCATTTGTTGCAGAATAGGTGTAGGCATTTTTTAGCGTTTAATTGTAAATGTCTTTTATGTGGGAATTTCACAAACGGAGTGAGAGTAAGGAATCTCAAAGGTCATCGTCGCCTGCCATCCTGCCGTGCGGTCATCTCTGCTCTCTACAAACCTCGTAAGGCTCACGCTGGATGAGAGGGTCCAGTCCTCGTTCGGGTCGTTTGTAAGCGACGATATGAAGTCCTGTGCTACCTGTAACTGGTCGCTTAGGACCTCGTCCTCGTTGTCCTGCCAACCCAGCGTAGGGCTGCCCGAAACCACTCCACCCATCGGTTTGATGGACTCCACCCGGTCGCTAAAATAGACACCGACCACAAGGTCCAAAGTCCCAGCATCAGTAGTTGCCGACTGAACATCCGCAAAGACCAAAGGATAGACGATACGCTCACGGCTTGGGGTTCGAAGATTTATCGTGTTGTCCGTGCCGATTGCAAGAGGGTCGCCCGTCCCGAAGGAGTTGACCTGAGGATGAGCATTTGCAAGGTCCAGCAGGGCCTGCTTGATTTTTATCCATGACATAAGTCTGAAGTTTCAGTATGTTTTTTTTATGCGCTCCCATGCTTAGCAGTCATTACACGCCCCGAATTGACCGTAGGGGTAGGGGTAGTCAAGGTTGCTGATTCCCATCCTTCGGTTGCGGTCCAAGACCATCCCGGTTCGGTAGTTGGTGGCGTTCGGGTAGATCGTGTCAAGAGCAGAAGGAGGCGAGTTCCACAAGGGATACGAGTTGCGGTTCTCCATCAGGTAGCGGGTAATGCGTTCGGAATACCACTCGGCATCGTTCTTCACTTTGTCGGTCAGCCGGGTAATCTCTTCCATGCTCATTTGGGAGGACTCTTCGCTTGTTCTACGGACCATCCCCTTGTTCATGTACTTAAACGCAAGGACCATCGGCAACTCGTAGTAAAGCCACTGAATCATAGCCGGCTGAATGTAGTCCTCCAAGAGCGTTTGGTTCAGTGCAGACGTTGAACCGCTGACGACCTGCGTAACCAGTTCCCCGTACAACGGAGAGCCAACGATGGGCTGAATCCGCATCTCTTGGACCTTGATGACCGTTGGACGTATCTGCGTGTAACTGACGTTCTCGTTTATGATTGAGTTGTCGAGCAGCGTTTCTTCGCTTATGAATAGTGCCTTCATGCCTTTGAAATTTTGTTGCCTTTGCGGATGACCAACTGCTGCTCCCATACATGGCGACATTGGGGGCGATTCACTCCGCTGGGGGTGTGATACCAACCGCCCCTCCTGTTCCAAACCGAGTAGCCCATTATCGCAGAAATCCCGTCGATGTCCTCACGGGTGTAAACCTTGCCTTGACCGGCCAAGTCAAGCATCACTTTGCAGAACTCACGGCTTGAGCCTTTGTCCTTGTTGCTGAAACCTGTCGCCCATGCGTACTTGTAGCGGACTTCCAAGACTGGCTCTGCCACTTCCTTGACATTCTTGGGTAGGTTCTGCTCGGCAATGTTGTCCACGGCCCTGCTAATTGGGTAGCGGTCCTGTGTGAGTAGGTAGGCGACTCGCTTGGCGACCTTCGCCTTGCTGACCCCGAACTCCGTTGCCATTTCTTCAACGCTTGCGTCCCGGTTCTTCTTGCGATAAGCCTCAATCTTCTTGTCCAGTTCGACCTCTTCTTCGCCCAGTTCGGCAAAGGCCAACCGTATGTTTTCGTCGATGTTGGTGTCGAACCGCATCGGCTTGGAGTGCATGACGTGGTAGTCGTCTGCATGGCTTCCAAACTTGCTTGCAACGACCTCCAAGACTTTGAACTCTTCCTCGCCCCATCCGTAGTCCTCGTCGTCTTCTTCGCCCCAAGTTGGCTCGCTGAACTCTTGGGACTGCACTCCGAGCATCGTGTCAATCTCTTGGGCAGACAAACCGAATCCTGCTGACAACATGGTCCGAGCCATTTCCAGCGTGATTTTGTCCTGCATATACTGACGCACGATACGCATCAGGTTTTGATACTCACGGCCTGACAACTTCTTGATGTTGTCGTTGCTCTGCAAGGCTTCCACGGCTTGCGGTTGCTCATCGGGTTGGGGATTGGGTCCCACCACGTCGGCAGGTTTCTCCAAGGGTTGCAGGCCTGCCTTTTCCCGAAGTTCGTCTTGGGTCATTATCTGCAACAGGGCTTGTTCGCTTAGTCGCTCGGTGATAGGCTCAACGGGGATAAGTTCCATCCCTTCCA